CATTTGGCGGGCGTTTGTACGGCTCGTACTCTGCAAGGTGATAGGTTTTGTCCCATGAGTTGTAGAACTGTCCTATCACCTTGCCGTTTTCCTCAAACCGCAACGGATGGTTTTGGCTGTCGTTCAGTCGTTTCATGAGTTACCTCGTTGTGATGCCTAACCACGCCAATCAAGCGGAGAGCGCACAGCCGGCGTGCTTCGTTAAGGGCTTCACGGCGCCCGCTCATCGGCACCGTCACGCCAATAAAAAGGGCAAAGCGCAGCAAATGCTGATGCGCGGGAGTGACGCGGCCCGTGCTGCGCGCCCGTAAATCATGATGCGAACGTCATGCGCTTGTGCATCGCCCGTGTACGCTCGACATCCGCCGCGCAGTAGTCGCGCACCCGCTGATACTCGCCGCGCTGAATCGCCGGCCACACATCAGCGCCGCCGAAGTCACCCTTGCCCGCAAGCCCGAACAGCTTGCATATCCTGTCCATGCTGCCGCCTGCGCGCTGCTGGCTGTCCCACAACGTCATCGTGTCGCAGATACCCTCTGCCCAGGGCTTAGGGTTGCGTGGAAAGTTGTGCGGCGGTTTGACGTTCAGAACCATCGCACGTTTCCAAAGAAACGGGATATCAAAACCTGCGATGTTGTGCCCGACAAGCTGAATGCGGCCAGCGTCATACATAGCCGAGAAGAAGTCTTGCAGCAACTTACGCTCAGACTCGCGGCTCAGGTCGTCAACGCCGTAGCAATGGGCCGGGCCATCGCCGACAGCAAAGCCAATAGCGACGACCTGGCCGACGCCGCCGTCGAAGCTGGTTTTGAGCCATTCCGCCTCGGCTTCCTTTTCGCGGTTTTCGGCCAGCCATTCGGCGATGCTTTCCGGCTTCTTGAACGTAGCAGGCGGCTTGATCGCTGCCGCAATGTCGGCGCGGATGGCCGGGTCTTGCGCGGGCACCGACTCCAAATCCCAATAGAACGGGGTCATGCTGCCACCTCAAAACGGGATTTCATCGTCGGGATAGTCCGCGCCAGCATAAGCAGGCGGTTCGCTCTTGCGGTTCATGCGCGCCCATTCAGGCGCCCGCTTGATGGCCTCCTGCAGCTTCTCGTGAAAACTCGCAAACACGTCCATATCAGGCGCATCCAAGTCGAACGAAACAATGTCATGCACGGGCGCCGGCTTGACGTTCTTCAGCGCGCCGGGCAGCGGGGTCAAGCCGGCCACATTGCTATAGGTCTTGCCGTTTGTCTCGCTGGTGGTGACGTTGACCATGCAGTACGCGCCGAGCAGCTTGGACACGTCGAAAGCCTTTGCTTCGTCGTCCGTGAACTCACGACCGCGCCACGCTTGCAGGTCTTTGCGAAGCCCGGCTTTTTCGTGCAGGCTCACGGTGTAGCTCTTGCTGATCGTCATCGGCATCTGGCGGCCGTCGATTTCAACGGTCAGCGGCGAACCGTCCTCGTCTTCGCCGAACAGCTCCCAACCGATGCGCAGTTTGTGCTGCGACTTTTCGCCGAACTGCCCGGTGCTGGTTTGCGTGCCGAGGTCGATCAAGCTGTAGCAGCGGCCGATGTAGGCGCCTGCGGGCACGCGCTTGAAGTTGCCGCCGCCCGAGTCCTTCGCGATGAATCCCATGATGTCAGTCCTAGTTGTGCCGCTCTCACAGGTGGCGGCGAACCTATCGAATTGATGTCAGCCGAGGTAAGTGCCGGCTGCGTCCACATTGCTTGCGCGATCCGCCGCGCTGTTAGCGTCTGCAATTGCAGCCCGCTCGTATTCCTCGCGCATCTGCTCCTGCCGCACTTCTTCGGGCGTGAGCGGGCGGCGGGTGTAGTCGTCGTGCCACTTGGCCGCGTCATCGGCGGTGGGCCACGTCTCCGGCGCGTTCACAGCGGGCTCCGGGTCAGCGCAATGACGACGGCGGCCAAAGCAGCCACCAGCGCGACGGCAATCCAGCCATTGCAGCGTGCAGCTGGGCGGATCTCATCGGCCTCGCTGCCGACGCTGCCGCACTCGCTGGTGTGCAGGCTGTAGTCGATGGGCAGCGTCTCGGTGTACGGACGCGGCCATCTTGCGCGGGTGATGGCGTCGCCTTGCTCGGGTGTGATCTGGTGCATGTCAGTACCCCTTGGCAAGTTCGTGCAGCAGCCAGCAGGCGGCGGTGATGCCCAGCACGACGGCCAGGACAACGCCAAGCACGCGCTCGGTGCAGGTGGGCTGAGATTGCATCGGGTGCAGCCGGTTGTCGGTGTACGGGCCAAAAGCCTCGGTCATGCTGCGGGGGTGGCGAAAGCTGCTCATGAACCCCTCCGCATCGCCAGGGCCTGCAGTGCGTAGTCGCGCATCATGTCGGCCACAGCAGCCTCCACAGCGGCCACAGCGGCATCCAGCAGGGCGCGGGAGTTGGCGCTGTAGGACTGGTCACCGTACTCGATGACAGCGCGCCACAGCGGGCTATCGCTGGGCATGTCGGGGATGGGCGGCAGGGCATCGGCGACGGCCTGCGCAGCCATCGGCGAGTAATGCGCCAGGATCGCAGCCTTTTCCTCGGCGCTGCAGCCTGACAACGTGCTCACGCTGCCACCTCTTGCGCCGCGACCTGGGCCGGCTGCGCGGTGGTGTCGGTCAGCGTCAGCGGCATGGCCGAAAACGCGCTGATCTCGATCTGGTTGCCGTCAGCGGTGGTGACGACAAAACGCAGGCTGTGGAAGTCCGAAAACGTCGTGCGCTGCACTTCGACGGCCACGGCGCTGTGGATGTTGGCTGTTATCACTCTCTGCCCCTTCGCGCCGTCAATCTGCAGCGCGTGGGGAGAAGTTTCGCCTAACCTAAACACTTCGTCAAGCGAAACCTAAACCAGAAGGCAAAAAATGTTAGGGGGATGCCCTGATGTTGGGCGATCCTGATCCTTATCGGGGTTCGCAGCAGCGTTGTCACCCCCGCGTCTGAGGGGGTGCAAGCGAGCCGGTTTAGTCGGGCTTTTTGCCGGCCACCAGGTCAACGAGCGTCAACCATTGCTCTTTCAGGTGCTGCGGCAACGCATCGAACTGGACGGCGAAATGCACCGTCTGCGCGTCCATAGCGTCGAAGAACCCGGGGTCTAGGTCTAGCCTGCCCTCTAGGTTGCGTGCAGCGACATCCCCGAAGGGCAGCTTAGGGTCGAGCAGTTGAGACAGCCGCCCTTTTGACAGACCAGACTTTGACAAGAAAAGCTCCCGTTTCCCCTTGTACGTGTCGTCAAGGAGTTGTTGAAGCTTATAGCGTCTTAGTGCATGCATGGTGCAACTAAGGCTAAACGAAAGGTGTTTAGGTTCGTCTTGACGTGGCCGTTTAGGTTCGCGTAAACTTCGGGCCATGAGACTGCACGCATGGCTTGAAGATGAGGCGGGACGAGCCACCCGCATGGCTGAAATGTTTGGGGTCACGTTGTCTGCCGTCAGTCAATGGCGAGCGACCGGGGCGCCAGTCAAGCACCTGCGGCGCATCGTCTTGGAGACGAAAGGCGCCGTGAGTCTTGATGACTTGCTGGCCGACATTGAGGGCCGCAACACCGACAAAGCACAAGCGGAGGCCTGATGGCTCGCGCTTTGCCGTTTCGGATCGAGGGCGTGTGCATTGACTGCGCAGCACCATTTCGTCGAGACATGGGGTCTTGGCGTTGCTGGGGTTGCGAGAGAGCAATGGCAGCCATACGCGCAAGGGCTATGGCTGCGGTGCATTTGGCTGTGGCGTCTGGCGCCATCTCCAAGGCTGCAATGCTGCCCTGCATTGACTGCGAAGAGCCCGCCAGCGTTTACGACCATCGGGACTACAGGCAGCCTTTGAACGTCGTGCCTGTTTGCAGAAGGTGCAATCAGCGACGAGGCCCAGCGGCGTGGGCAGCTTATGTTGAAGGGGAGGCTTGAGGCCATGCCTTCATTCTCGTTTAGGTCTAGCTTAATTGATCCCCCTAGCAGTAGGGAGACTCCTCCAGCGTCAACGGTGAGCGCAGTCAATCCGCCGTTGCAGTCCTGTGCAGGTGCGCCGGCACTCATCAGGCCGTGGCAGCCGCACCCGCTGTGCCGTGATTGCCTGCGCTACACGCGCATCGGCACCAGCGTGATACCGGCTGCTGTGAAGCGCGTGAAGGGCGGTTTTGACTGTGTGAACCGGGTGGTGGCATAGATGGCGCGAATCAGAACGATCAAACCCGAGTTCTTCACCAGCGAAGACATCGTGGCGATATCGCCGCTGGCTCGGCTGCTTTACATCGCGCTGTGGTGTGAAGCTGACCGGGAGGGCCGGCTTTGCTGGAAGCCGCGCACCTTCAAGATTCGCTATCTGCCAGCAGACGATTGCGACATCAATGCGCTGTGCAAGGAGTTGACTGACAGCGGCATGGTCAAGCTGTACGGCGACGCTTTGGCCTACATCCCCTCCTTTGGCAAGCATCAGCACCTGAACCCACGCGAGGCAGCCTCAACGCTACCTGAACCCACGCGTGGGGCACGCGTCAAGCACGCGTCGCCACGCGACAGTGACACGCAGGGAGGAAGGGAAGGGAAGGGAAAGGAAGGAGAAAACATAGAACCTACGGTTCTCGTCGGCTCGCCTTCGGCTCCCCGACTGCCAGCCTGTCCTTCGGATGAGATCGTGACCCTGTACCACGAGCATCTGCCCATGCTGCCGCGAGTGGACATCCTGTCCGATGGCCGCAAGCGTGCCCTGTCAGCCCGATGGCGGGATGTTGTCAGTGACCCCGCCATGAAGGGCAAAGACGACATTCGCCGCGAGGGCTTGGACTGGTTTGCGTGGTACTTCGGCCACGCCGCGACATCGAAATTCCTCACCGGCAAGTCGAAGGACTGGCGAGCGGATTTTGATTTTCTTGTCACTCCGCAAAAGTTCGTCAAGGTCTGCGAAGGCCATTACCACAAGGAGGCAGCGTGAGCTTTGCCATGACTAGGGCGCGCGCTGTGGCTGCGCCATCGCCGGTTGAGGATTCGACTGGATGCCAAGCGCGGGGCTGTCCGTGTAAAGGATCTTCGGACTTTGGCGGCGGTTTTGTTTGCTCTTTCCATGCGGCGGCGAAGTCCGAAGACTGGCCGCGAGTGACGGAAGGTCTGATCCAGCACGTTTGGCTGCGCGACTTCATCACCGACCTGATGCGCAACGAAAAGTTGGTTAGCGACAAGGCATGGCGCGACTGGGGCCGTGAGTTCTGGAAAGACGCAGACGCCTACATGGTGCCGGCGGCCACCGAGAACCGGGCGCACTACCTGTATCGCCTGCACCTGGAACTGATGCACCGAGTGGGCGCCAGGCCGGCGAGGCCGGCGCCGCTTGTGCCGCAGCGGAAAGCATTCGACACGCCGAGGGGAAATCTGGCGGCCCTGCTGGGTGAGGGGCGGGCATGAGGGCCTGTCTCGGCGGCTGGTGCCGCAGCCGTGAGAAGTGCGCGGACTATCACGCAAGCGACCGCAGCGAGCCGGTAGAACGCCGCTGCCCACCCGGCCAGGAATATCCCGAGCCGATGGCACACACGATGAGCCTGCCGCAGTTGATCGCGGAAGCGCAACGCATTGGAGAAAACGCATGACGATGAAAACGCAACTCATCACGCTGCTGCAAAAGCGCTGGACAACGCCGCTGCTGGCGCTGCAGATGGTCGGATGCCTCAGCCTGTCGCAAAGGTGCGGCGAACTGCGGCGCGATGGCGTGCTGGTGCTCGACAAGTGGACTGAGCTGCCAAACGGCAAGCGGGTCAAGGCATACCGCATCTATCAGGGCAAGGCGATATGAGCCGCTTTGTGATGGCGCACCCGGAAGCCAGGCGCCGCGCTATGTCGGCTGTTGCCGAGGCGCCAGAGGGCTATGTGGTGCGAGTCGAGCAGCCGACGCGCACCCTTGAACAGAACGCGGCGCAATGGCCGATTCTGGAAGCGTTCTCGAAACAGCTTTTGTGGCCGGTCAACGGCGCAATAGTGCGCATGGAGCCCGAAGACTGGAAAGACACGCTGACGGCAGCTTTCCGGGGGGAGCATGTACGCATCGCTCAGGGCTTGAATGGCGGCGTCGTGATGCTGGGCATGCGGACATCGAAGATGGACAAGAAGCAGTTTTCCGAGTGGCTGGAGTTTTTGCACGCGACGGCAGTAGATCGCGGCGTGATGTTGGATGAGGTGTCGGCATGAACCCCGGCAACGCAGCAAAGCGGGCGATGCAAGCCAAGCGCCGCGAGGGCATCCGCCAAGCCGTCGAAGCGGCGGGGCATACCGGCCTGACCATGACCGACTTGGGCACGCTGGGCCTTAACCACCATACGCTGATCAAAGACCTGTGCGACATGCAGCAGGCCGGTGTGTTGATGCGATACGTCGAGGCGCGAGAGTCGCACTACGTCACCGACTTGTCTGCGATCGTGGCAGCCAAGGCGCGCAAGAAAGCACGCGACAAGATCACCAGCGCTGCATGCAAAGCGCGCAACAAGCCGGCACCTAAGCTCGTGCAGCCAAAGCGCGTGGCCCTGCCCAAGATCACGCCGTGCCAAATGTTTACCGCTGCCGAGGCCGACTACAGCCGGGCCACACTGACACGCATCCCGACGCCGCCTGACCGCTGGGCACCCGATGCCGTGGTGCAGCAGTACCGGCAAGCCATGCAAGCGCTGAGGTCAGCATGAGCAGTGACGACAACATGCGCGCCAGTGTTCCGGCATTCGCGGCGCGTGGCATCGGGCATATCCCCGGCTGGCAGTGCGGGGCATGCAACCGCCCGCAGTATCAGACGCTGGGCAGGCGCAAGCGCAAAGCACGCGGGCTGATGACGTGGGTATGCGCAGCGTGTGTGCGCACGAAAGATGCGCAGGCGGTGGAGGCATGAGTGCCAGCCAGCGCAACAAGGGCCAGAGGGCGGAGCTTGAGGTTCTGCGGCTGCTCGGCGCCGAACTCGGCCAGCAGCTACAGCGCAACTTGCAGCAGACACGCGCAGGCGGCGGCGATTGTCTGGACGTGTGGGGCTACGTCATCGAGATCAAGCGGCAGGAGGCTTTGAGCCGGCCTGCATGGTGGCGCCAGGCGTGCAGGCAAGCGGCAGGCATCGGCGAGCCCATGCTGCTTTACAGGCGCAACCGTGAACCGTGGCAGGCATGGATACACACCCGCGATGGGCAACACCGGGAAGGCACGCTGCTAGATGCGGCGTCGGCAATCCGCGAGAAATGGAGTCGGCGACCATGAGATACGCGCCTATCGCTGTAATGTTGACGCCGCCAATGCTGCCGGTTTTTGACCCGTCATGGAAGAGTGCTTGCGAGTCATGCATTCATGTGCGCCCAATGGGCGAATATGGCATGCGCTGTGCCGCTGTGCCGTTGCCCACAAGCTCAGGCAAACATCAGCGCGGCTTGATTGGGAAATTTTGCATTGACGTGCGCGAGGAAGGCGCTGCGTGCGGGCCTGATGCGGTGTTGAGAGTGCAACAGCAGGCAGAGGGCTTATGAACTGCGCGCACTGCGGCCGGCGCTTGAGCGTTCCTGCGCGCAGCATCAAAACGCAGGGCGGGATGCTGCACTTTGGGCCGGTGTGCGCAAAACGAGTGTTTGTGGCCGAGACGCGGACAGCGCATCGGGTGGTGACGTATCGACAACAACCAGTAGTCACCGACCCGGCGCAGATGGAATTGGAAATAGCGTGACTGACGCCATTAAGCCCGGCTGCACTGGTAAGCGGGCTTTCGGCGCGTTCGGTCAGGCAAAGATGCGAGCGAAGAGAATGCGGCAAAATTACGAAGGCGATTGCTATGTTGAGGCGTATCACTGCCGACACTGCGGGCAGTTCCATGTAGGGCAGGCGAGAGACAGAGAGCTTCGGCGCGACAAGGGAAAAAGGCAATGACTCCGAAACAAGAGCGGTTTGTGCAGGAGTACCTGATCGATTTGAACGCCACGGCAGCCGCGAAGCGCGCTGGCTACAGCGCAAAGACTGCGCATGTCATCGGGCAGGAGAACCTTAGCAAACCTGAGATTTCCTTTGCTCTTGCCGCAGCGCAGCAACAACGAGGCGAGCGCACCGAGATAACCGCCGACCGCGTGCTGAAGGAGTTGGCCCGAATCGCCTTCTTCGACATCCGCAAACTGTACGCCGAGGACGGTACGCTAAAGAACCCGAAAGACTTGGACGACGACACTGCTGCGGCTCTGACTGGGATCGACATTCAGGAAGTCACAACCGGCGGCGAGGGTGCCCCGGTGGTCACGACACGCAAGGCCAAAGTGATTGAGCGGACAAGCGCGCTGACTCTTGCCATGCGCCATCTGGGCATGCTGAAAGACCGTCTAGAGGTCGAGGACGTGACCGGCAGGGCTGAACAGATGCGCAAGCGCAGGGAGCAGCGGCTTGGCAAAGCCTGACCCGCTGGCCGATGACATGGAAAGCTACGCGGATGATCCGCTGGGCTTTGTCCATGATGCCTACGCATGGGGCGAAGGCGCGCTGATTGGGAACAATGGGCCGCGTGAGTGGCAGCGGGACATTCTCGGCGTCATCGGCGCGCATCTGCAGAACAAGTTTACGCGGTGCAAGCCGCTGCGCATCGCGGTCTCGTCCGGCCACGGCATCGGCAAATCCGCGCTGATTTCGATGGTGGTCGATTGGGCGATGTCCACATGCGCCGAGACCCGGTGCGTCATCACGGCGAACACCGAGAACCAGCTACGCACGAAGACATGGCCCGAGGTAGGCAAGTGGGCGCGCATGGCGGTAAATGCCGACTGGTGGCAGATACCAGCTATGTCGATGTACGAAAAAAGCCGGGAGAAGTCGTGGCGCGCTGATGCGATCCCCTGGAGCGAGAACAACACCGAAGCGTTCGCCGGCCTGCACAATCAAGGCAAGCGGATTGTTTTGATCTTCGACGAAGCGGCGGCCATTGCTGATAAGGTGTGGGAAGTAGCTGAAGGCGCGTTGACAGACGAAGACACAGAGATTTTGTGGCTAGTGTTTGGCAACCCGACACGCAACAGCGGAAGGTTCCGCGAGTGCTTTCGCCGGTTCCGTGCGCAGTGGGTGACGCGCCAAATTGACAGCCGCACCGTCGAGGGGACGAACAAGGAGTATTTAGCCGAGTTGGTCGAAACGCACGGCGAAGATAGTGACGTGGTGAAAGTACGTGTCCGGGGGCAGTTCCCGGCCCAGTCGTTGAAACAGTTCATTAGCGGCGCCGATGTTGATGCGGCAAAGACGCGCACACTGAAACCTGAACAGTACAGCTTTGCGCCTAAAGTTCTGACGCTTGATCCGGCATGGGAAGGCGACGATGAAATCGTTTTCGGTCTCCGGCAGGGCTTGCACTTTCGGGTTCTGGACACTCTGGCGAAGAACGACAACGACATCCTGATTGCACAGAAACTGGCTGACTTCGAGGACGAGCACAAGGCCGACGCGGTTTTTGTAGACGCTGGCTATGGCACTGGCATTGTTAGCGCAGGCCGCACGATGGGACGGCAGTGGCGCTTGGTGTGGTTCGCTGGCGAGGCATCGGATAAGGGGTGTCTGAACAAGCGCGCCGAGATGTGGAAGCTGATGCGCGACTGGCTCAAAGCTGGCGGTGTGCTGGATGAGCGGGATCAAGTGCTTTGCGATGACCTAACCGCGCCCGAAACAGTCGCACGGCTAGACGGGAAAATTCAGATCGAATCAAAGAAAGACATGAAGAAGCGCGGCATCCCAAGTCCCAATCGCGCTGATTCGCTGGCTTTGTCGTTTGCTTTTCCTGTTTTGAAGAACGAGCGCAAACGCGACTATGAGCCTGTGCCTATGGTCAGCCCCTACGCTCGCCGCTAGAATCGCCGCATCCGGCCGCCCGGCCCGCTGAGTTCTCGCGCCGCCAGCAGCGCATCACCCGAATGGGGATGCACTATGGCCCGACCGACAAACTCGCAACGCTTGCAAGACATCCACGCCGAGGCGCTGCAAGACTTTGACCGCATTCAAACGGCAGTCTTCGATGAGCGGACGCAGGCGCTAGAAGACCGCCGCTTCTACTCGATAGCTGGCGCGCAGTGGGAAGGCCCGCACGGCGAGCAGTTTGCCAACAAGCCGCGCTATGAGTTCAACGCGGTTCACCTTGCAGTCATTCGCATCATCAACGAGTACCGGAACAACCGGATCACCGTCGATTTTCAGACCAAGGACGGCAGCACAGACGACACGATGGCCGACACCTGCGACGGCATTTATCGTGCTGACGAGCAGGCATGCACCGCGAATGAAGCGTATGACAACGCATTCGAGGAGGCGGTCGGCGGCGGCTTTGGAGCATGGCGTCTGCGCTGTGATTACGAAGACGAAGAAGACGACGAAAACGAAAAGCAGCGCATCAAGATCGAGCCGATCCACGATGCTGACTCTTGCGTGTTTTTCGACATGGACGCCAAGCGGCAAGACAAGGCCGACGCTAAACGCTGCTATGTCCTGACGCCGATGACGCCGGAAGCGTACAAGGAAGAGTACGACGAAGACCCGAACGACTGGCCGAAGACCATTCAGAACGTGCAGTTTGATTGGGCGACGCCGACTGTCGTGTGGGTCGCAGAGCATTACCGCGTGGTCGAGAAGTCCGAGAAGATCATGTGGTTTTCTGGCTTGATCCCTGGCGCCGAGAAGAAGGTGACCGAGGAAGACATCAAAGCCGATCCAAAGATGCTCGGCGAGCTGGCTGCCACCGGCTTTACGCTGTCGCGCACCAAGAAGGTAAAGCGGCGCTGCGTTGAGAAGTACATCATGAGCGGCGGCGGCGTGCTGGACGATTGCGGCGTGATTGCCGGAAAGATGATCCCGATCATCCCTGTTTACGGTAAGCGCTGGGTTGTCGATGGCGTCGAGCGGTGCATGGGTCATGTGCGCCTGGCAAAGGATGCCCAGCGGCTTTACAACATGCTGCTGTCATGGCTGGCCGAAATGGCCGGCCGTTTTGACGTTGAAAAGCCGATTCTGACGCCGGAGCAGGTAGCCGGGCACGCGACCATGTGGGCGCAGGACAACGTGAGCAAGTATCCGTATTTGCTCATCAACCCCAGCACCGACGAAAGCGGGCAGCGAGTGCCATCCGGGCCGCTGGCCTACACCAAAGCGCCGAGCGTCCCGCCCGCAATGGCCGCCCTGACGCAGATTGCACAGCAGGCGCTGTCCGATCTGCTCGGCAACCAGCAGGCCGGCGAGGAAATGAAGCCGAACATGAGTGGCAAGGCGGTCGAGCTGATTCAGAGCCGGCTGGACATGCAGGTGTTCATCTACATGAGCAACCTCGGCAAGGCCATGAAGCGCAGCGGCGAAGTGTGGCTGTCGATGATGCGAGACATCGCCGTTGAAGACAGCCGAACGATGAAGGTCATTGCGGCGGATGGGCAGCCGAGCAGCGCTGTTATCAACGAGCCGGCTGTCAACGACAAGACCTGCGAAAGCTACACGCGAAACAGCTTTGCGGATGCGAAGTTTGATGTGGCGGTTGATGTCGGGCCATCGTCAACCAGCCTGAGAAACGCTGTCGTGCGTGCGCTGACGGGGATTGCCAGCATCACCGACGACCCCGAGACAAAGCAGGCGTTGACGCTATCGACCATCAGCAACCTTGAAGGCGAGGGGCTGAAGGACTTGCGTGATTGGGCACGGGCGAAAGCAATCCGCCTGGGCATCATCAAGCCGAACGAGGAAGAGCAGGCGCAGATGGCCGAAGAGCAAGCCAACGCGAAGCCCGACGCTCAGACCGAATACCTGCAGAAAGCAGCGCAGGAAGCCGAGGCAAAAGCCATCAAGGCGCGCGCCGACACGATCCAGACGCTGGCCGACGCTAACCTGAAAAAAGCGCAAACTGCAAAGGTGGTGTCGGAAACCGATGGCGAACAGCAGGCGCAGCTATTGGGCGCCGTCGATGCGCTGCAGCGAGGGTCTAGCCCGCCATCGTTCTAACGGATTGCATGGCTACTGCCTATGTCGTTGCAATTCTTTGAATATCAGCACTACAATGCGCGCACGATCACAGCCTGAAGGGCCGCAATGGGTGTGAAGACTGACCCCGTAGACGACGGCGACGACGAAGACCTGATGGTCTTGGACGCGCCAGACGGCGACACCGATGCAGAACCCGGCGAGACGCCAGGCGCAGAGGACGGCGGCGATGAGGGGCCAGCGGTCGAAGCGGAAGCGGAAGCCGACGAAGTTGTCGTCACGATTGGCGACGCGCCAGTCGAGCAGGAAGAACCCGAAGGCCGCGCTCCTGAATGGGTGCGTGACCTGCGCAAGACGAACCGCGAGCTTGTCCGCAAGCTGCGTGAACGTGATGCGGAGTTCGACCGGCTGAAAGGTGTCGCGGCGGCTCCGGCTACTGTGACCCTTGGCCCGAAGCCGACGCTTGAAGGCGCCGACTTTGACGGCGACAAGTTTGCAGAGCAGTTGGAAGCATGGCACGCACGCAAGCGGCAGGCTGACGAACAAGCGGCAGCGGTGCAGCGTCAGGAAGACGAAGCCCGCGCCGCATGGCAGGTCAAGCTGACCGCCTACGGCGCCGCGAAAGCAGCGCTGAAGGTGCGTGACTACGAGGACGCAGAAGCCGTCGCGCAGGAAACGCTGAGTGTCGTGCAGCAGGGGATCATCCTGAACGGCGCAAAGAACCCGGCGCTGCTGGTGTATGCGCTGGGCAAGAGCCCGGCAAAGGCCAAAGAGCTTGCGGCCATTACTGACCCGGTGAAGTTCGCCTTTGCCGCTGCTGAAGTGGAGACGCAATTGAAGACGACCCCGCGCAAGTCTGCCCCGCCACCTGAGCAACGGTTACGCAGTTCTGCGGCCGGCGCATCGGCGACGATGGGCACGAATCGCAAGCTCGAAGCCCTGCGAGAGGCAGGACTGAAAAGCGGCGACATGAACGAATACCTTGCGGCAAAGCGAAAACTCGCTGCAAAGTGACTGACCGGCCCGCGAGACGCGGGCACTGATCTTTGGCAGCCGTCCGGCCACAACGGATGAGAAATGACTAGCTTTTTCGTCAATCTCATCTATTGGAGCCTGATATGCCCAACGCACTTGCCAAAGACCTTGAACTGATGTTCGAGGAGTTCGTCGAAGGTTTCGACGCGAACTGTGTCATCAGCATGGAGGCCGAGACCTCCTTCCCCGATCCGAAGTCCATGCAACGGGCTGGTGACACGTTCTACAAAAAGCAGAACTACCACGCCAGCATCGTCACCGGCCTGGACATCAGCGCATCTGCTGACACCGACATCATTGAGCGCTTCGTGCCGACCGTGTTTCGCAACCCGGACAACGTGCGGTTTCAGCTTGACGCGAAGGAACTGCGCGACGAGCAGCACATGAAGAAGATGGGGCAAGCTGCCGCGCAGCGCTTGGCCGCAGAGATCGACAAGAACATCTACGCGACGGCCGCCGCTCAGGCGTCGATCTTCGTCAAGAAGGTGGGCGCGATCAGTTGGACCGATGGTGCGCTGGCTGAAGCGCTGATGCTGTCTCGCGGCATCGGCAGCGGCAACCGCAAGATGTTCCTGAACCCGTTCGATTACTCCGTGATCGCGCAGGACTTAGGCAACAAGGCGTACATGGGCGACCGCAGCAAGGATGCCTATGAGCGCTCGAAGGTGCCCGACATCGCCACCTTCTCGACCTTCCGCACCGACAACCTGGCGAACGTCACCACGAACGGCACCGTCACCGGCACCACGATCAACGGCGCGCAGTCGTTCACGGTCACGTCGATGACCGGCGATGTCCCGACCGATAACCGCCGCATGTCGCTGACCATCGCGGGCGCGAACATCGCCAACGTGGTCAACGGGGCAGCGTTCACCATCGCTGGCGTCAACGCGGTACACATGATCGACAAGAGCGACACCGGCCAGTTGATGACCTTCCGCGTCATCAGCGGCGCCGGCACGACCTCTGTTGTCATCACGCCGGCCATCGTGGCAACCGGGCCGTATCAGAACGTCACGGCGGGCGCTGGCAACGGTGCAGCGGTCACGTTCCTGAATAACTCCACGCGCCCGGCCAACGTGTTCTGGGCTCAGGGTGCTGTGTGCCTGGACTATGGCCGGCTAGAGTTCCCGCAAGGCACCGGCGCGCAAGTGCTGACCGCCAACACTAAGAACGGCGTGCCGCTGGTGATGGTCGCTCAGATGAACGCGCAAACCGGCAAGCTCTTTGTGCGGAACACCACGCTCTACGCGACGACCGTCCTGGACCCGGAAAAGGTCGGCGTCATCGTCGCAAATCAGACCTAAGTCTGACAGCCCCGGCCATCGCGCCGGGGCATCTATCACGCTGGAGCACGCATGGAATATCCCCGCATCCTGTACCGCGTCGGCACGGCCTGCGAACTCGAAAGCGGCGCCTACGATTGGGCCGCCGCAAAGAACGCAGAGCACATGGCCGAACTGCTGGCCGATGGCTGGCATCTTGACCAATACGCGGCCAAGGATGCGGGGGCCGAGGCGGTGTCGGAATGGATCGAGCCTGAACCGGAAGCGCCGGCAGATCATCCTCCGACCCGCGCCGAGCTTGAGCAGAAAGCCACGGAACTCGGCTTGAAGTTCGACGGCCGCACGGGTGACAAGAAGCTGTCCGCCCTGATTGCTGCGGCGCTCTGACCATGTGGAGCAAAGGTGACTTGGTGGCCGAGGCGTTGACCGAGATTGGTCTCGCGGGCCATCAATTCGACGCCACGCCGGAAGAATTGCAGGGCGCATTGCGGCGCCTTGATTCGATGATGGCGACATGGGAGGCGCGCGGCGTTGCCTGCGGCTATGCGCTGCCGTCAAGCCCTGACGGATCAAACGCAACAGACCCAAGCGGCCTGCCTGACACCGCGAACGAGGCCGTCTATCTCGGCCTTGCCATCCGCATTGCGCCGAGCTACGGCAAGGCGGTCTCCGTCGATACGCGAGTGGCTGCCCGAAACGCTTATGAACTGCTGCTACTCAAGCCAGCGCAGCCGCAGACACAGCAATTCCCGGCCATGCCCGGCGGCGCTGGCAATCGCGGCTATCAGCGGCTGCCATACCTGCCCGAGCCTGACCGCAGCCCATTGACCGAGGGCGCGGGCGAAAGCCTCGCCATCCTCCCGGAGTAGCCGCTATGGCGATCGAACGACTCAACACCGGCACGCCGACAACGGCCAGTCAAATCCCGTTCTTTGACACGACAAACGGGCAAGACCGCCGCGCATCGCTGTCTGATGTTCTGGCCGCGCTGCTGGCGTCGCAGGCTGTTGCGACCATCACGCAATATGCCGCGCCCGCTGCAACCGGGTTTGGCGTGCAGATCGTGCCCGGCTATGACGGCGGCAGCGTGTGGCTGCTGCTGACCCCTGCGGCTGGCTATGCGGCCGGCACGATCACGCTGCCTGCTGCTGCGCTGTGCGTTGACGGGCAAGAGGTGCGGGTGTCCTGCACTCAGGCTGTCACCACGCTGACAGTGGCGGGTAACGGGTCAACCGTCAACGGCGCGCCGGCAACGCTGGCCGCGAATGCTTTTTTCACTTTGCGATTCGATGGCGTGTTTGGCGCTTGGTATCGCGTGGCCTAACTGGATCAGACTATGCCGACGATCAACGCAAACACCACGGTCCAAATCGCATTGCCTGCGGGGCAGGACTTGAACGGCACGGGCGCAGGCATTGCCACGGTTGGCAACGGCGCCTCAGGAATCATCCCGCTGACCAACGGCAGCCCGTGGCAGATCGGCCCGTTTGACCGTGCGCAGACGGTGCATATCACGGCGACAAGCACGGTCGTTTACGTCACCGAAGAAGCGCTGACGGTGCCGAGTGCTGCCGACCGACTCTCCCCCTCCGAAGTGGCCGCGACTCAAGCACTGGTGTCAGGGGCTGGGGAATCCTACGGCGTGGACTACAACGCCACGCCAGCGCAAAACGTCGCGCGCATGAATCTCGCGCTGCAGCAGAACCGTCTGGTGACCCTGACCAAGCCAGGCCAATACCTTTTCGGCGGCCCCGGTCAAGGTGGCCTGCTGATCCCGAGCAACACCACGCTGATCATTGGCCAAGGCGTCGAGATGATCGCAGCCGCCGCGACCTATCAGCCGCTGATCCGCAACGCCAACGCGTTTGCCACCGGCACCACGCTGACCGGCGTCTCCGTGGTGTTTACCGGCTTGGGGCTGAAAGCCACCATCGACTGGCCGGGCATCGGCCTGCTGCACCCGGTCGGCAGTTGGATCGGCATCCTCAACCTGGCCGGCTCGAATTCCAGCAACCGGGGCTATCAGGGTGTCTACCTCGTGCGCGAGGCGACGCCGAATCAGATCGCGTTCCAGCTCTTCAGCAGCCCGCCGAGCGGCGGCAACAGCGCGACAGGCGCCATCGTCTACCCGGCCGACAGCAATATCCGCATCATCGGCGGTGTATGGGACGGCAACGAGACCGGGCAGGCCGGCAGCGGATACCAAGACGGCGACCCGCGCCAGTGCATCCATTCCATGCGCAACGTCCAGAACCTCATCGTGCGTGGGGTGCAGTACCGCAAGGGCGAAGCATGGTGCTTCGGGTCCAACAACCTGCGCGACTTCACGGTCGAGGACGTTGACGCTGATACGTGGTCGGGCGATGCAGTCATCCAGGCGCACGACATCATCCACCTGGCCGGCGGGCACCGCAACGGCCTGATCCAGCGCATCACTGCCGACTGCGACGACAACACGGTCGGCATGACGCTCGACGACATTGTCAACAGCTCGGCGGTGCCGGTCTCTTATGCCGCCGCCGGGCTGTATTTCCCCGGCGACACCTACGACATCACCATCCGCGACATCGCGGGCCGGTCTTGTGAGGCGGCAATGGTGGCGCTGTGGGGCAACACCAACTACGCCCACCACTCGACGACTGTCGAGCGCGTGACGGCTGGCCGCTGCGGCGGCGCTGCGGTGCAGATCAACGCGCCGTATGCCGCCACCAACATGATGGCGTGCAACGGCGGATTGCTCACCGTGCGCGACATCAGCGGCAATTTCAACGGGGCGCCTGTGCGCATCCAGTCGGAGGGCGCTTGGGAACACATTTCTGTGTCCAAGGTGCGCAACGGCAACCCGGCCTTTGCGCCTCTGGTGCAGCTCACGCGATCCGCCGCGACGCAGACCATCAGCCGGCTGGACATCGAGGACGTGGGCCAGTGGACGCGTGGATCGAGCAACAACCGTACGCAGCCGGTCATCGACATCGCCGACTCCAACATCAACGACCTGCGCATCGCCGGCTTGCCGACCGCGCGCCTGACCGGCGTCAGCCTGGTCAAGTTCGGCGGCACCGTCGGCGCTATTGCGAACGCGCTGATTGAGAGCGCCAGCGGGGTTGCCAGTGCGTCGGGCGCGACCTTCATCGCATCGTGCGAGAACACCAATGCCAGCGCCGCCACGCTTGGACAATTGACGATCCGCGATTGCACCATGACTGCCACCGGCGGCGCTGGCGGCATCGTGCAGCAGACCGCATCGGGTCGCGTCACCAACGTGCGAATCGACAACTCCACGCAGACCGGCGGAGTCGGCAAGAAGTCGATCCTGAACGGCACGAACCCGGCCGCGGTCACAGAAGTCAGCGTCGCGGTTGTTTGACCCATCCCCTGCCGGTACACCCAGCAATGACACCAGCCCGCCGCGTGCGCAAAGCCTAACGCATGACGCAAGTCCCGATCATCGCCGGCATCTACTCCGACACAGTTGGAGACTGGCGCAGCGCGTACCCGCGAAACCTGGTGCCGGTGCCGAAACAAACCGGCATCAGCAGCGGGTATCTGCGGCCGGCTGAAGGCATCACGGCATTTGCTGCCGGGCCGGGCATTGATCGCGGCGGCATCAACTGGCGCGGCGTCATGTATCGCGTCATGGGGTCATCGCTGGTGAGCATTGACGCGGCGGGCGTCGTCACGGTGCTGGGCGGCGTCGGCGGCTCTGGTCGGGTCACGATGGACTACGGCTTCGACCGGCTGGCAATCTGGAGCGGCGGCAGGCTTTGGTACTACAACGGCACGTCACTCACGCTTGTGACCGATGGCGACCTCGGCAACGTCATCGACGGCAAATGGATCGCCGGGTATTACATGAGCACGGACGGGACAAGCCTGATCGTGACCGAACTCAACAACCCGCTGACCGTTAACCCGCTGAAATACGGCAGCGCTGAGTCTGACCCTGATCCGATCCTCGCCGTTGATGAACTGCGCAACGAGGCGTATGCGTTTGGACGGTACACGGTCGAAGTGTTTCAGAACGTCGGCGGCGACCTGTTCCCATTTCGCCGCATTGAAGGCGCACAAGTTGGGCGCGGCGTCATCGGCACGCACGCATACGCGCCGTATCTTGAGACGTTCGCCTTTGTTGGCAGCGCGAAAGATGAGGCGCCGGGCGTTTATCTGCTCGGCGGTGGTGCATCGGCCAAGCTGTCAACACGCGAGATAGACGAGACGCTGCGGCAGTATTCCGAGGCGCAGCTATCAGCCATCTTGGTAGAGGCGCGGGTTGATCGAAACCATCAACACCTGCTGATTCACTTGCCCGATTGCACGCTGGTCTATGACCACGCCGCCACGCAGGCGGTGCAAGACCCGGTGTGGTTCACACTTGACAGTGGCGTGTTGGACGCTGCCACCTATCGCGCCCGTGGTCTGGTGTGGTGCTATGACAAGTGGTTGACGGGCGACACAGACGCGGCGCAGGTGGGGGAACTGGTGAGCGACATCAGCACGCATTACGGGCAGGCTGTCGGCTGGCAGTTTGGAACGCCGGTTGTCTATAACGGCGGGCGCGGCGCCATCTTCCACGAGTTGGAGCTTGTGACGCTGCCGGGCCGTGTGCCATTGGGTGCCGAGCCGGTTGTCTGGACAAGTTACAGCCTGGACGGTGAGACATGGAGCGTGGAGCGCCCTGTCTCTGCTGGGTCGCAAGGCCAGCGAGATAAGCGGCTAGTGTGGCGGCGTCAAGGCAAGATGGGCCAGTACCGCATGCAGCGCTTTCGGGGCACGTCAGACGCGCACCTGTCGATGGCGCGGCTTGAGGTGCAGTTGGAGCCGCTCAGTGTCTAGCACGGTGCGCCAGCTCACACGCGACAAGCTCGCGTCAGTCTTCAAGACGCCGGAGGTGATTCGGGCGTTTGAGGCGATGGTGCAGGACGTGGGCATCACGCTGCCGGATGCCGTGCAAGCGGCCACGGATGCGGCCACGGCGGCGGCGATTGACTCGGCGGCGGCTTTGGTGGCGGCGAATGCCGCTGAAGCGCTTGTCGGCGATCTTGACGTGCGGGTCACCGTGCTTGAGGCCGCGCCACCCGGTAGCGGCCACGTCATCGAAGACGAAGGCGTACCGCTGACACAGCGCGCCACGATCAATTTTGCCGGCGCTGGCGTCACCGTCACCGACACCGGTACCAAGACGCTAGTGACCATCGCGGGCGGTGGTGGCAGCGGTGGTGGCAACTCTTACTTTCCGAGCGGGTGGTGAACTATGAGCATGAGCAACGCGGCCGAGGCTGCACTCCTTGACCTGATCTTTCTGAACACCGATTGGGCAGGCATCGGCGACGCAGGCGGGCTGCAGAACAGCGCGGCAGCGGGCAATTTCTACATTGCGCTGCACACGGCAGACCCGGGCGAAGCCGGCACGCAAGCCACGAACGAGATCGCGTACACCAGCTATGCGCGGGTGGCTGTGCCTCGCACGGCGGGCGGCTGGACTCGCAGTGTCTCGACGATCAGCAATACAGCGCTGGTGCAGTTCCCGCAATGCACGGGCGGCAGCGGGACGGCCACGCACTTCAGCATTGGGCAGGATGTCAGCGGCGCTGGGCAGGTGCTGCTGAAAGGTGCGCTGTCTGCATCTCTGGCGATCAGCAACGGCATTCAGCCGCAGTTCGCCGCCACGGCCCTGACGGCAACGCTCGACTAAATGGCCGGGTTCGCCAACGCTCGCAAGCTGGCCGATGCGCAGGACGCGGGCCAGTACCTGTACGCGTCATTCAGAAAGCAGG